TCTTTTTTCTGAAGTGCATGGAATCGTGGGATTTCACGTAGCAGGAGGAGAGGATGTCGGCTTTTGTGTTGTACCACCGAGGTTTGTGGCTGAGGATATTCGCAAGGTCATGCTGCATGTGGAGGATACTCCCTATGCTTTTGATACTGTTTTGATTCCAAACCACTCTGGTAGCAGGATTAGATATGATGATGGCTTTATAGTCCCGAAACGGGCTTTAGGAGAGACGAGATTGATACCCACAATCTTCAACGAACAAGCTAATGTAGATGTGCAAGCATTGAAAAGAACGCTAATCGATGATGTAGTTGGGGAGATAACCCCTGTTAAAGTTGATGCTATTAGGAGCAAGTTGCCACCGGATTTCAAAAATAAGGGGGCGCCAAGTAAGTTAATGCGAGAGACTGCTGAGAAATCCTTCAAAACCCAAGGTAGAATAACCAAGGATGAGGAAGAGTTTATCAGAACTTGCATTTCCACGCTCATACCAACTTTTTCAGGCATATCAGAGGAAGTTTGTGCATTCGGAGATGCTAACATTACATCTATCGATAAGGATTCATCAAATGGTTATGGTTGTTTAATAGACAAGCGGGAGTATTTTGATTTTGAAAACAAGATAATTTTAGACAGCGCTAAAAAGCTGTTCGAGGATTATCGCAATGATATTGAGAACGGAACAGTTGATCTAAGGAAATCTCTAAGTTTTGAGGCTTTCAAAGATGAACTAAGGACAGAGGATAAGGTAAATTCTCCACGCACCTTTCGCGTTATGCCACTAAATCATATTTGGTGGACTAAACGAATTTGTGGTGATATGGTTTACCAAATGAAAATGGAACGCATGAAAACTGGAATATGTGTAGGATATAACCCCTACACAGATTCTGACGAGTTGGCACGTAAATTGCTAGCATGTGAGGTCACAGGAGACATCGATTTTTCGAAATGGGATGGGTCTATAATGGCTCGCTTCATGTACATAATCGGTGACGTCATGCAGGAAAAGTACACAGGACCGTATGGAAAAGTTTTAGATTATCTCATTTCTTCAATGGCTACATCTTGTGTGTTGATCGGTGATGAGTTGCACGCAACTACTCACGGATTACCATCGGGAACATGGCTAACTTTGGTTATGAATTGTCTTATAAATAAATGTTTAACAGCGTTAACGTTATATCGCTTTAAAGAGAACCCTGATATCGCAGCTTTTCACAGAGTTGTAGATTTCGTTATGGGTGACGATAAAGTGGTTGGCGCTGCGAAAGAAGATTGTGAATGGTTTAATCTGCTCACTATCGACCAAGTAGCTACTTCTCTTGGTATGACGTGCACGAACGGTGATAAAACGCCAATATCGCACAAACACCAAGAGTTCACCAACTTAACGTTCGTCAAAAGACATTTCAGACAGCACCCCATACTTAAAAAATATGTAGGTTGTCTAAGTGTTGAAACATTATTAGGAACAATTCAGTGGATGGATAAGGATAAGGATGTGGACATAGTGCTCCCAGGTAAACTGAGAGCTGTTCAGATTGAAGCATACATACATAGTCCAGCTATGTTTAAATGTTTCACTAATATGTTCAAGAAATATATGCCTTTCACGCCATTGTTTGATACTGAGCAGGTTAAAAACATATTGAGTAAGGATGATGCCTATATAGAAACACTACGTTTAATGGGCAAGGACTATAAGTATTTGGAATAAGCATGTGTTTCATGCCCAGAGTTAACTGGTTAAAAATAGGATCGCAACCTATAGCGCATTAATATGGATATACAGTTATAATAAAGTAACTCTTCACTACTTTAGCTAGGCCATATGATGTATAAGGGAAGTTGAGCTTAAATAATGATAGACGCTCTTAAAAATGTGATCATTGCACAACCCAACACAATCGACACGAAATTTATGGACATCGCCTCCAATGATTTAAACATAAACGGTGAAACTTTACAAACAGAAGTCGCTTCTGTAACTACTAGAACCATAGTGGATAACAGTAGCGATCGAAGTATTGTATTCGACACGGTAAGCAATATACCTGAGGCTTATCGCATAGACACAAAACCATGGGTTGAGCGCCCATTTTATTGTGATCAGGTTAAATTTTCGACTTCGGCTAGTCGATTTGATATGCTCAACTCCACGATTCGTTTCGTGCCAGGAGACATAGCACGCTCAAACCCTAATTTGCTCAACGCTTTTAAAATGGCTTCAATGGGCAGATCGGATTTGGTGCTAAATGTATCTATGGCAGGAACCATCGGACATGCTGGTTGCGTATTAGTGGCTCTCTTACCACCTATGCACGAGTATCCAGACAAAGGAGCCTTGCTCATCAACACAGCTTTGACAGGTCCACACGCGTTCTTGTTCGCAAATGAGGCTACTTCCGTAGTCATTCCAGTTCCATGGTATTGCAACACAGATATGATGACCTTAGATATGGAGCAGCGCGAGGGTTATTACGCTACCGTTGATATAACCAAAATTAATGGTAACTATGGTACATTGGTATTCATAGTTTTGAATCCTCTGGCTGTCTCTGATAGTTCTGTTACTGAACTGTCTATTGTAGTTGAAGCATGCTTCAAAAATTTGGATATGGTAGTTCCCACTCCTCGTTTCGTTGAATGGCAAGCTCAAGCTGGCTTGGTAAATCCTACCTATGAAGATATAGACAAGATCTTAGATCAGATCGAAGATCTTCGCAGTTCACAGGAAAAACCAGCCAAGAAACGAAAGCTTAGTAAGCTACAATTGTTGAGTATTTTGTCGGCAGTCGTTAATCTTACGCATTTGGTTCTTGACGCTCTTAAGCCAGTCGACGTCATATCAGCAGTTGCGACAGCGGCTGAATTCGTACCTCAAGCAGGATTTTTAGGGGCATTAGGATCGGCAGTTATGCCAGGTCTTATAGGCTCAGTGGCCTCCAAAGGTACGAAGCTATTTGGGGATATATTGGATAAAGGTATAGGAGCTTTACGCAAATTTACTGGACTTCATAATCCTAACGAGGCAACTATCGCAACTCGTATAGTCACAACTGACGTCAATTTCGCGAACATGGTAGATGGCAAGCAGTTTTTTGAGAAACTCGATCCGTACAGCAATAGTAATAGAGTAGTACAGGAGCATGTCTTTGGCACGACAATAGATGAAATGGACATTACGAACATCACGTCTAAAGACCAGTTCCTTGGCACGTTCACAGTTAGCCAAAAAGACTCTCTGGGAAAATTGGTATGGGCTAGACCTATATCGCCATTTCAGGGAGGAGCAGGCTACGCTCTTGATGGTGTTGTTTGTTCTAACAATTTGGAATTGATGCACTCACTTCACCGAGCGTGGAGAGGAGGGTTGACTATAAAATTGCAATCAGTTATGAACAATAAGCAGCAAGTAAAGCTTAAGGTAATCAAGTATTACAATCCAGGCACATTAGCTGCGTCAGCACAACCCATCTACACATCTGTTGTGAATGCGCCATCACACCTATTGGAATTTTCTCAAGGAGGACAAACTCAAGATGTAGATCTACCATATTTATGTCGCAACGCTTTATGCCCCAGGGCAGAAAATCCAGATGCTGAAGCCTTTCTTCATGGAATGTATTATATTTATATAGCACAACCATTGGTTTCAGCGGATGGATCGCCTGAAGTTGTAGAGTTTAATGTTTACATGTCAGGTCAGCCTGATCTACAGTTTTATGGTTACACGACATCTAATCTAGGATGGCATGGTTTCAATTCGCCTTTAGTTCCTAGTATCAATCGCGAACTCCAAGCCACTCAAGATTTCATATCGCAGCCTATTTCCCACTTTATACCCTCAACGGTTAAGTTGGATTTCACTACTGCAGCTCAAGCCGCCAAGTATATTAACAAACATCAAAGCGACGTTGTAGGTAAGTATGGTCTACCAGCAGGTTTCTTCGAAAATGAAGAAAATTACACTATACGCAATGGTGTAATAACACATGTGCGCATACCAAAGAAAGGCGTTGTCGTTAGTTTCGATGATGGTAAAACAGTCGAAACCATAATAGATAATGAAATAGCGGTTCAGATGAAGCCGCAAAGTGGAAGTATTGAAGTTATGAATGAACCGCAAGAACAGCATTCAAACATGACTTCCCAGAGAACTAATGTGCCCATAGAATGTACTAGATTACAGCCCAATATAAATATGCGAGATATAGTAAGGCGTATGTATAAGACGGAAGCTTCATCGCAAACGTTTGACCCACAAGAAACTATAACTAGGGCAATTCCCCTAGCCGCATTTTTGTACGAAAAACCAAACGAGTATTATTATACTCCTATGGGAATGGCTTCTAGAATGTACTATGGAAAAACCGTAGGCTTCAAGTTTAGAATATCTCTCACTCATAACAAAGTGTCGGAAGACGGAGCAGCTATGGCAGACCTTCACACCAGGGTTTATTATCAGCCTCAAACGCTCAATGTCAATACGACTGACTCTACCATAAATGGATCTTTGGTGAACGTGGCAGCTTACCAACCTGTCACCACTACGTCTACAATTGGAGAGCCTCCTATGCCATACCAGTTAACTCCAGTAAAGGCACAAGGAAACAATCTCATTTATGAGTTTACTATACCTGACACCTCGTTTTATAAGTTTATGGGTTCTCCAAATAAATTCATGACGTTTTCCTCAGCTACGGTAGCCCCTAACTTGTCAACAGCAGATTTTGGCACGTTCATTCTTGAGATAACAAATCTCAATGGAGAACGTGGATTAAATGTAATCACAGAGTTATATGTCGGCTTGACTGATGAGTCTAGGTTTGGATTCCACTCCATGGCACCACCGTTTAGAATACGGAAAACTAATGCGTATTATTTAGGAACTAATACGAGCGACACCGATCCCGCACAGGACGCTGTCAATCCACGAATCTACTATGGTTCGTACGCTATCTAGGATAGCGAACACCCGCAGGGGTGTATAAAAATACTGCGG